TAACAGTTTAATGAGAAACGCTTCAATAAACCTTTTTGTTCCAACCGATTTTTTTGTTCTACGTCAAATAAGAACTTTGCCATGCATAGTAAACGGTTCTTGTCATAATATGGTAAATTGGCGTACTTAAACGCCAAATAGAAGGTCAATATCGTATCAATGGTTGCAACATTGATTTCCTTTTCATCAATGCTAATCGTATTGTAACTGTGACAAGCGATAGGTTCATAGATAAAAGCCATGATTTCACCATTTACGTTGATTTGTATATGTTTTGGGATGAGTTCTCCAATCGCTTTGTGCTTAATAATTTTTACATTCTTAAATCCTTCTCTATGTAAATTTTCTTTTAAAATCAATGCACATTTTTGGATATCCTCACTTAAAACGTCAAAATCTGGTATTTTTTTAGCAATTTTTTCTTCGTTCTCTTTCATGTATTTTGAATAAAGAGAAACTGCATAACCACCGAAGAAAACAACGCTTTGAGAAACAAAAGAATCGCGAATTGTATAATACAAACGTTCACTGTCTTCCATATTCTTATCCATTTTACGTTGGAAATCAATGGTTTCACAATCTGCATCTGGCTTCAAAGGATAAAATTTGTTTAAAATTGTAAGACGTTTTAATACTTTTTCCCATCTGGACACATCGCCATCGGGACGCGACAGTTCCAAGAACATATTCATACGCAATAGATTGGGTGGTGAGTAATTTATTCCGGCAATAACAATTGCTTCTTTTGATATTTGACTGTATAGCGACCTTTCTAAAAAAGTAATATCTGCCACGGGAATGAAATTGACAAACACCTTAAATGTACCATGATGAACGCCCGATTTTGCTTCTACGTCTAAATATCCGGCTTTGTAATAGATATCTGCTAATTCAATTGCGTCATCTAATGCATTGGGTGAATAAAAATCGTAGTCTGGAATTTCCAAGTCCTTGTTGTAAAACTGTGCGTATTTGGGCAATATATTGTTAATGGCGGTTCCACCATAACAAACCAATTTTTTACGAACTAAAAAGTTCTCTAAAATGGCAATGATTTTTTTGACTTCTTCGCTGTTTGCAACCTTTTGTCCTTGCATTTTTTCGCTCTCATCAACTGCGTGTCGTAAAATAGCTAATTCACAATCGTCAAAAGATAATGCGTCATTACATAATTTATTGTTAAATCGTTTACTTTTCATTTATGTTTCCTGGTATATAATTTAATAATATATTATATTTTGACTCATAATATTATTACTCATTGTCCTTCTTTTTGAAATATTCTATTGCGCTTGCCATAGGCACGAATGCAAAACCAAAATGGTTGAAAAATTTTTCGTAATCCGTTAAATTTTGGTCGGGAAGATAAAACCGATAAGCTACAAATTGACAACCATACTTCAATACATAGGGTGTTATAATTGGATTTGGGGCTTGATTACTTGGTACATCGGGTAATGAAATTTGTATCTGCGTAACGTCACTAATGTTATCGTCTAAAATACGCGGAGGATTTGTAGTCTGTGACAATAGGTCAGCATGTCCTTGTATTTTCATAAATGAAGAACCGCTTTCTAAGTTAGTATATGTAGTAAGTTCGTAACAATTTCCTTCGTTCAATGTACATACCGAAAAGTTTTTGTAATCGCGGTTTATTGTTTTGTCAATAATCAAAATGACTTTACCCATGATAGCATCTAGCGTAGTTTTTTCATCAAATAGTCCTGTGTATAAACGATTTACTAAGGCGAAATCAACGGATTTGGCGACGGCTTTGTAAACACTTTTTTCATTTGATTTAATGCGTAAATGTATGAATAAAGGGTCGCTAATGTTCGGCGCCGATAAAGAAAAAGAGTGTGTTACTGCAGTGTTCAAAATGTCATCTAAAGGAACCTTATTCGTTGTTGAAATGATAGTATATGCAGGATCCGTTGTTTCAGCAACGTATGGGATACCATCACTTCCATAAACAACTTCAAAATCTAAAAATCGGCAACCTTTTTTAATGACATTTACCAACATTTCTTTACTCACGTATTTCCCCGAAATGGCGCTATTATACGAAGATTTTACACAATATTGACTCACTGGGAGACCAGTAACAAAACTAGAGTTTTTTAACAGTCCGTTCTCTTTAATGGATTGATTCGCATTGCCATTTTTTAACGAAAAAATATTCACCGGATTAGATTGTGTGGATGGCATAACAGCGTATTGTTTTGCCTCATTTGCTGCGGCTTCAGTATTTGTATCTTCAAAGTTCTCAATACGAAATAATTTTTTCAACAATCGTAATAAAATATAGGCGAACAGAATAAATGAAAAAATTAATAATAGTTTTTTGTAAAATTTCATAATAATAAAATATATAGTGATAATAATATAATAACAATATACATATAATTCATAATGGCAGGAGGTTTACTAAATATAGTTTCTGTAGGAAATAATAATGCAATGTTAACTGGAAATCCAAGTAAAACTTTTTTTAAAGTGACATATTCTAAATATAGTAACTTTGGACTTCAAAAATTTCGTATTGATTATGATGGTTTAAGAGAGTTACGTCTAACTGAGCCGTCAACATTTAATTTTAAAATTAGTCGCTATGCTGAATTATTAATGGATACGTATGTGGTTGTTACATTACCAGACATATGGAGTCCATTGCACAATCCAGTAAATGAGACAGGAAATCGTTGGGTATCTTATGATTTCCAATGGATTAAAAATATTGGGACATTAATGATAAAGGAGATAGAAATCACATGTGGTTCTCTTACCTTACAGAAATATACAGGAGAATATTTAGCTGCAATGATGGAACGTGATTTCAGTGCTGAAAAGAAAGATTTGTACAACAAAATGACTGGAAATGTACCAGATTTTTACGACCCGGGTAATTCAGACGGTCGTTCAAATACATATCCTACTGCTTTTTATACGAAAAGTTCGGTTGGAGCAGAGCCTTCTATTCGCGGCAGAAATTTATACATTCCGATTAATACATGGTTTACATTGAATAGTCAGTGTGCATTTCCGTTGATTTCTTTGCAATACAATGATTTGAATGTTTCTGTTACGCTTAGACCCATTCAAGAATTGTTCCAAGTGCGAGATGTTTATGATGTGCAAAACTTGTATCCGTATATTCAGCCCGATTTCAATCAAGCGCGATTCCAAATGTATCGTTATTTACAAACGCCTCCATCTGTTGTTATAGACGCAGATAATTATACAAATAGAGTGTCAACGTGGAACGCGGACGTTCATTTATTAGCAACCTATTGTTTTTTATCCAAAGACGAAACGAAATTGTTTGCTGCGGATGACCAAATATATTTAGTGAAGGATGTTTTTCAATACAACTTTGAGAACGTAACCGGTTCTAAAAAATTAAAGCTGAATTCCAATGGCATGATTTCAAGTTGGATGTTTTTTTTGCAAAGAAACGATGTGAATCTTAGAAATGAATGGTCAAATTTTACAAACTGGCCCTACGATTCTCTTCCTGGTAGTTTAGAATTAGGAACAACGTCTAATTATTTAGATACGTCGCTATTATTTGGTCCAGGTATTGATCCGTTTGACAACAAAAACACGGGTATTTATATTACTGGTGATTACAAGGCTTTTAATAAAAAGGAAATTTTGAATACAATGGGAATTTTATTGAATGGAGAATACCGTGAAAATTTACTAGAAAGCGGTGTCTATAACTATGTTGAAAAATACACGAGAACTGATGGTTCGGCTCCCGAAGGACTATATTGTTACAATTTCTGTTTGAATACGAGTCCTTTTGAATATCAACCATCGGGTGCTATTAATATGAGTAAGTTCAAAACCATTGAACTAGAAATAAATACTTATGTTCCACCCATAGATCCAGTGAATTCTAGTTTTGATATTATATGTGATTTATGTGGAAATCCAATTGGTGTACGTAAATCTAATTGGCGATTGTATGAATACAACTACAACATGACGTTATTTGAGGAACGATACAATGTTCTCTCTTTTATTAGCGGCAACGCGGGAATGTTATATGCACGATAAAAAGGGTTGAATAGTAGTTTTTTTTTGACATGTTATAATATAAAATAGATATTGTAATATGAATGAAACCAAATGGAAGAAAAAAATATTTAGTAATAGGGATGATAAAACGACCGAAGAAGATTTCCAAACATTGCATATGATACAAAAAATAAAAAAGGCGAGAAAAATGAAAAATTATAAGAATATTCCATTGTTTGAAAATTTGCATGAGGGTATAGATGAGGAAAAGGTAAGTGAAGGTATAGGAGGGGTTGGAGGTAAGAAAATGAATAAAAAACTATTACAACAACAAGAGCAACAACAAGAGCAACAAGGAGAAAAAAAAGGAAAAATTGGAGGAAAAATTGGAGGAAAAATTGGAGGAAAAAAATTTTCACTAGACACACCACAAGAAATAGCAGACAGAAAAGAAGCACGACAAAGAGCAAAAGCAGAAGCTGATGAACGAGCAAATGCAGAAGCACAAGCAAAAGCAGAAGCAGACGCACAATCAAAGGCAGAAGCACAAGCAAGAGCAAGAGAAGAAGCACAAGAAGTTGCACAATCAAAGAGAGAAGCGGAGGAAAGAGCAGCGTCGTATAAGTTTCAAGATCCAAGTGAACTACAAGAAATTAAGTCTAATCCGAATGACCCGAATAATATCAAGTACGCAGGAATACCAGACACGTCAAAATATTGGGACGGATTAGACGACGGCGATAAACGTTTACAATCAGATGACCCGAGATACAAACTCATCAAATTTATTCAAGACTGTTACAAAAAGGTAAAAGAATTCAATTACGCGAAGGCAAAAATGATTGCTGATGCTTTTTCAGTAGATCCCCAAACACAAAAGCCGACACATACAGTTAGCGATGTCAAATTATTGGCAAAATACATTTCTTTCAGTGAATCTGCGGTCATCGCCTATTTTTTTGCTTATAATTTTATATATATTTCTTTGTTTGAAGAGAACGGTGAAAAAATAAAAGTAGTAGAAATCTTAACCGACGATTTGAAAAACAGCACTGTTCCAAGTATTGGCGATTTTATAAAGGGTGGTCCAAGTGCAAAAGACCAATCTACTCCAGATTTGAGTCCAGCAGTTGCCTTGTTTTTGTACATTTTTCAATATCCCATGTATTTTTCCGATACGTTTCAACTTCTCTTCGTTCATTGGCTTCCTAATTTTTTCGGAAAATTTCTGAATGCACCTCTGTATATGATGATGCTATTTTTAGGATTTACTTACATAATTGAAAATATGACTGCTTTCTTGGTAAAAATATTAATTGACGTGATTATGATGAATACCAAAAACATGGCTGTAAATCTATTGTATGCTATTGTTATATATTGGTTTTTTTCAGATGTCTTCTTTTTTATACATATTAACACATTTGTTTATTCAATAAAAAATGCAATGTCATACGCTAGTTTTTCAGGAATTATTAGTGGAATTATTTTAGGTGCATGTCAGTTAGTTATTGTATCTTTAACTGCTGTTCCAATAGGAATAACACTTTGCATGTTAATCTTTTTGTTTTTAGGCTTTAGTGTTATTTTCCAACCTCTTTTGACTGGAAATTTTGAAAAAATATTAAACATGATAAATGTATTTTCAAATATTGATAAGTTTTTACAGAAGTCTTTTTTGGTAGAATA